TTCTTCACCTTCGGTGGAGCCAACTTGCTCACCTTCCTTGGGGGCAGTCTCTCCGGACGCTTCAGACTCCACCTTGTCCGTCGCAGCACCGCCCGTGACCTGGTCCTTGCCGGTATCCCCGGAAGGAGCTGTCTCGGTCGACTGGTTCTCCGTCGAATTCGCTGGGGTCGTTTCAGCGCCGCCCGTCTCTTCGGGCGTTTGCTCTCCGCCGCCGTTTTCAGCGGCGGGCGTCGTATCCATGGACTGATCCTGGGTATCTGCCGCAGGACCGTTCATGTTGAGGAATTCCTCGTCGGAGAGCTCGAGAGGATTCTTCTCTTGCGTTTCGGTGCTCATGTTACTCAGCCGCCTCTTCGCGACGAACCTCTTCGAGAGCTTCGTGTAGCTCGGCGATCGTGCGCTCAGCGTGAGCGCCCATCTGCATGGCCATCTGGAGATAGCGTTTCAGGTGGCCAGAGGCCTGAGCCATGGCAAGAGCATCAGCACGCTGTTCCTCGTTGAGGGCCGGATCGCCAGATTCCTGGGCGTACCGGGCAGCGTCATGAAGGCAGAAGCCCTCAAGGATGAGCTTCTTGAAGTCGGAGTTCTGGGCGAGTCTGAGAGCCATTTGACGGGTATCAACCAACGTCTTGGCATTGCTCAGTTGCTGTTCCAGTTGTTGGACTTGGGACATTGTTTAACTTGGTCCTTGGACGGTTTCAGGATGGGTTTTTGTTATGATCCATGTGTATTAGGCCAGGATCGGAGCCTCTAGTGCTGGAGTTTGGTCGAAAGTGTCAACCGGAGGAGCTGGCGGAAGCACGGTATTATCTCTCGCTCTGCGCTCTGTAATCTCATTGTATCCGACTGCGGCCTCAATATCCGGCTTCTTTTCTTCCGGTTTATTGGGCGTAGTCAGGGCTTTGGTGATGACCAGGTCCTGGTTTGCACGCGCCTGAGCACCTTGCTTATCCAGTTCGCGGGCGTGTTTGGTTCCCGTTTCCTGCTCAACGTAATCGAGGTCCGTCTTGTCCTTCTTCGACTGGGCCTCGGCGGCTTTCGCCCTGTTGAGCTCGATCTGGCTCTCAAGCTCCATGCACTCGAGCTCGAGCTTCTTGAGTTCAAGCTGCTTGGCCTGTTCAGCCAGGGGATCTGGTTGAGGCTGGTACGTGCGAAGCTGGTGCGCCAGGGCCGGCATCCGCTTCAGGTCACAGATCTCCGCAAGGATCATGCGACGCATGGACGGATCTTCATTCGGACCCAGGGTCTGGAGAATGAAGCCCAGATCTTGAGCCTTGGCGTTGTCCACCTCAGCAGTCGAGATATCGACTTCGAGGTCGAAGTTGCCGGCCAGGTCCTCACGATTGACCGTAACGAACATGTCGCCAGTCTTGTCGCTGGCCTCTTGAGCACCTTCCTGCTGGCTCGGGCTGAGCTGCACGAAGTCCATGTTCGTGATGCGAACGGTCTCTTTTTCCGAGAGGAAGGCGGCGTTCATGGAGATCAGTTTCTGACCGATCTCCATCATCCCTTGCGCCAGACGACGCAGAATGGCCATTTCACGCTTTGCGGCGGCGTCCAGGACGCCTTTGATGCCTGCGGCTACGTCACCATAGGCTTCGCCCGACATGCCGCCTGAGAAGCTCTTTACACCCGTCAGAGCCTCGGCTTCAGCGTTCTGGAGGGTCACCATCTGCAAGGCAGATTGGGGCAGCTCCGGGAACTTGTGTTCGATGAGGTGGTTCGTTGGGTTCATGCCCGGATTGAACTCATAGTCCTCACCGGCATCGTATTTCCGCTTATTCAGCGGATCGAGCATGCCCTTGGCCGTGCCACGTTGAGCATTGGCCGATCGACCCATCAGATCGATCATGCCCCGGACCAGGGCGCCTAGGATCTTCTGGTTGTCTTCGAGAAGTTCGGCGTCGGATTCACCGAAGGCTTCCCGCTTCACTGGCAGGTACGGAACCAGAATGAAGGGCAGCTTCTTGTCGGGGAACGGATTGAGTTCCATCCGGATGATGGTGGTGCCGATCCAGGTGACAACAACCGGGACAAGCTCCCCGTTGCCCTTGATGTCGGCGTAACCCCAATATTCATAGGCCACGACCTTCTTGCGAAGAATGTCGCTGAACTGTGCGTTCTCGTTCGTCTTCGTCGCGTGGTCAGGCGTGGTGAGCGGCGTAGCCGTTTCCCAATTGACCTGATCTAGGTTCTTGTAGCGGCCAGGGCTCTTGAGAAGTTCAGCCTTGTTCGTCTCAAACGAGATGATGGCGAATAGGGCCTTGTTAATGTCACCGTTGCAGGTCGGATCCAGATAAAAGTTCTGGGGATCAATCAGATCAATGGTCGGGCGGTTTTCGACCACCTTGTCGACCATGACCTTTTCGGTCCTTACCTTGATGGCATAGGTGGCCTGGTTGCTCTCTTCATAGAAGGAAACTGCCTCCTTCAATTCATCGGGGGCGGTTTCCTCGAACGCCTGAGGGTTCTCCTGAGCCATGGTGAGAGCAGCTTGGAACTGCTCAAACTGCTGCTCATCGGTGATCTCGTAGTGCTCGTAGACCGGAACCTCCTTGGAGACCTTCACAGTCTTTCGGCACCAGCCAACACGAACGATCGCCGTCCCCTCATCCACTGTGGAACGAACGTAGTCGTCGATGAACTTCACCCGGTTCATCTTCGTCCGGAATTGCCAGTTCAGAACCAGCTGGCTCTGTTTGGCAGCGTTCTCGTCTTCCCAGCTGGAGGGCTTGACCGTGAAGACCCGGTTGGAACCAAGAAAGGGCTCCGTCAGCGCCGAGTATCTCCATTCCGCCTGGCGACGGATGAGCTTCGGTTGGACGCTGGAACGACCTTTGACCTTCTTCGGGCTGGCCGTACCGGTGACCGTCGCCAGATCCCGCCAGCGACGAATCTTCAGCATCTGATTGTCGTGCGCCGGCTTCGCCATCTCGAGGTCGGCGACAAGCTGCTGGAGAGTGGGCTCCTTGGCCCAGTCCGTCAGTTTCTGGATCTGACCAGGGTCGTGAATCTGTTCCATTATTGCCCTGCCAGCAGTTTGCGGTCGTTGATGATTTGATCGCCCAACAACTTCAGTTGGGCTTCACGCTGTCCAAGAGTTGCTTGGAGCTCTCCAACCAGGCCTCGACCCTCTTCAAGAGATCGGTCGAGTTCGGTTGCATGGCCCGCAAGACGGGCTCGCTCAGCGGATCCGCCTTCGGCGAGACGTTCGTAGGCGGCCCCCCTTTCGGCTGAGATGCGCAGGCGGAGAGCGTGCTCAGCACGCAGAGCAGCACGAGTTTCTTCATGTTCGACCTCGGTCTTACGGAGTTGTTCGGCGATCGCCATCGACCCCTGCCGATGAGCGAACTCCTGCTGTTGAATCTTGCCTTTGAGTTCGAGCAGCTGGTCACGGTGGGCGACCTTCTCGGCCTCCCAACGGGCAGAGATATTGTTCTCGCCCTGCTTGACGCCCGAAAAGTAGGACACATTCATAGCAAGGAGGAACACAGCCAAACCCAAGCCAGCGGCTGCGATCTTCAGTTGAATCGGAGATAGGGTCACTCAGCCTCTCCCTGTCTACTCTACGCCGCTGAGACACAGCTTAATTTCGTCTTTACGACGATTGACCAATCCATTCACAACCTTGCCCTTGGCGTAGACGTATCGGCCCAACGACTTGCAACCCTCAACGAGGTAGCCGTTGTTGAGGAGCCAGACGGTGCCCTGTCCGGAAATTGGTTTTGAGGGGCGGTAGGCCGCCGTCTTGCAGACGCCGGCAGAGCCCATGTTGAACGACAGACTGATCACTGACTGGAACACGGGACCCGGCAGTTCACGGGTGATGCAGTTCTGAAGTGGCTTGGCGTGCTCGATGGCGTCCTGGACGAGCTGCTCTTTGCAGGCAGCGTCGGAGTAATACTTTCCAACCACCGCCTCAGGGCCCGTACCGCCGTAGCAGTAGGTAGGCACCTTGACGATGTCCAAGTAGCCGTAGTTTCGCTTGCCTTCCCACTTCG